GTGAGAAAATTGAGGTTGCGACTATTCTTGGTACTTTTCAATCTACTCTTACGGATTTTCCCTACCTAAGAAAGATTTGGGTTAAGAACGCCGAAGAAGAAAGACTGCTCGGTGTTTCTCTTACAGGCATATATGACTCCAAACTATTCAATAATCCCGCAGACAAAGAGATCAAGGCTCGTCTTGCTTCTCTACGTGACTTTGCAATTGAGGTGAATAATGGACTGGCTGAGAAACTTGGCATTAACCCTGCTGCTGCTATTACTTGTGTTAAACCTTCCGGAACGGTATCTCAACTATGTGACTCCGCTTCTGGAATACATCCCCGCCATTCTAATTATTATATTCGTCGTGTGCGTGGTGATAATAAAGATCCTTTAACAAAGTTCATGAAAGACAAAGGTGTTCCGTGGGAGCCAGATGTTATGAAGCCTGAATCTACAACCGTATTCTCTTTTCCAATGAAAGCACCAAAAGGCGCGGCTGTTAGAGATGACATTGACGCAATCAAACATCTTGAACTATGGGCAGTATATCAGGAAGCATGGTGTGAACATAAGCCATCTGTTACAATCAATGTAAGAGAAGATGAGTGGATGAAAGTTGGTGCATGGGTTTACGACCACTTTGATGAAATGTCTGGTGTATCATTCTTACCACATGATGGTGGTTCATATCGTCAGGCTCCTTACGAAGAAATCTCGAAGGATCTATACGAAGCAATGTTACCAACAATTCCAACATCTCTTGATTGGGATTCACTAGTTGAAATGGATGATAATGTAGAAGGTACACAAACACTAGCATGTACCGCAGGAGGATGTGAAATATGAAAAAATTAATTATTACAATGATGCTACTTGCTACACCAGCCATGGCCGAAACTAATATCACTATTAGTAAGTCACAGCAAATGATGCAAGTAGATAGTGACTATGGTTCTTATCAGTGGCCAGTATCTACCGCACGTAGAGGATACTATACACCAACCGGAACATTCCATCCCTATTCACTTCAACCAATGCACTACTCAAGGAAATATGATAATGCGCCGATGCCTCACTCCATCTTTTTTAGTGGCGGTTATGCTATCCATGCTACTCCACATACTGGTAATTTGGGGCGTCCTGCATCTCATGGTTGTGTTCGGCTTAGTCCCGGTCATGCAGCGACTCTTTATGGGATCGTAAAGAATGACCGAGAAGGAACAACCATCCGTATCGTCAACTGAGGAACTAGATCATATCTTGGTGGAGCAGTTACACTCCACCAAGAGGCAACTTAAAGTAGCAAAACGTCATCAAAGATTGATGCCAACTGACCCTTGGTTAAAAAAAGGTATAATACGAATAGAAAATAGGATACAGTTCTTTGAGATTATGATAAAGAACAAAGAACTAATAAAGAAGAAAAAGAAAAAGAAAAAGGAATGTAATCCGGACATACTAACAAGGAGTCCGATATATACCGTATATAGAGACGCCATGATTGTAACAAATATAGGTTATAGATTTTTCATGGATATGGCACAAAATTATATGTCTCTATATACAAGTAAAAAAAAGGATAACAACTAATGGCTTGGAACACAGGTTCACAAATACTAGACCAGATTATTGAAAACCTGGTTGATAGCGACATTTCATATGATGATAGAAAAGTCGTCTATGAAGTTTTGCTTGAGGTCTTTGAGGACTTTGATGCTAAGAACTTAGAAGAATGTTTAGACCTTGATAAGGCTTTTGATGAAGTGTGGAACGAAAAGTATCCACCTGAAATAGGGTACTTAGAGGACGAATAACTATATAGTTGTATGACATGGTTATACAACAGGGAACCCCTCACTGAAATTCCAGAAGGCATGATTGGTTTTGTTTATCTCATTACCAATCAGGCCAACGGTATGAAATATATCGGTAAGAAGAACTTTTACTTTTCTAAGACCAAGCAGGTTAAAGGTAAGAAGAAAAGAATAAAGGTTGAGTCCGATTGGAAAGAATACTACGGATCCAATAAAACCCTCGCCGAACATGTAAGTCTCTTTAACGAGAACAAATTCACCCGTGAAATACTTCATCTATGTAAGACTAAAGGTGAAATGACTTACTATGAAACCAAACACATCTTTGCCGTTGACGCGGTCATCTCCGAAAAATACTATAATGATTGGGTTATGTGTAGAGTGAGAAAGAACCACATAAAAAAATGAGTATATTATGAAAATATTTGACAAACTACTAGACAATACAATGGCAGAACATATAGAGTCTTGCTTACTAAATTTGCCATGGTATTATGAAACCTCAACTAGTGATTTTACCGACATACCAGACTTTCAAAGAAATGTTCCTAATGTATTAGAAACTCCTTACATGGTTAATATGTTAGGATGCCATTCACATGACACTAGTGCTAATGATATTAAACCTTTTATTCCTATCATACAAAAATTAGAAGAGAATACGGGCCGTTCTTTTTTAAAACGCATACAAAGAATAAAAGCTAATCTATATTTAAAAAGAGTGAATTATCCTGATAATTATTACCAATTACCTCACGTAGATATGTGGAATGCCGATACAAATACTCCTGACCCTGGTGAAATATTTTTATACTATGCTGATGATAGTGATGGTGATACATTCTTTTTTAACGAGAAATTCGGTGCTAACAAATATACCGTTTTTAATAGAAGTTCACCTGTAAAAGGTAAAGGTGTTTTGTTTGATAATTCTCTTGTTCATGCCAGCTCACCTCCACGCATTCATGAGCGTAGGCTGACACTTAACTTTGTTTTTAGGAGATAAACATGAATATTGATATTTATTCCAAAGATAATTGTCCTTATTGTGATAAGGCAAAAAACTTATTAGAAATGAAATCAGTAAAATTTGAGGAATATAAACTAGATAAAGATTTTTCTAGGGAAGAAATCCTTGAATGGTTCCCAGGTGTTAAAACTTTTCCTATAATAACACTTGACAAAAAGTATATTGGCGGTTATAATGAGTTATATGATTTGCTACTAACTTACTAAGGAATAATCATGTCTAATATACTTCCTTTTCCTATCATTACACCTGATATGCGTATCGGTTCAACCGCGGTTGCCATCGATACAAGAATAACCCGTAGGGAATACTTAGATAAGGCAAAGAATACCTTAACAACGGAAGACTATGAAGGACTTTTACTCGCAATTATGGATCCAGAGTATTACGGAAAGTCAGACGATCTAATCCGTCGGGCCGCCGATGATTATTATGAATTACCTAACAGCCGTATGGAGTAAGATGATGATTGATAAATACGCACTAAAGGAACAACTACAGAACGGAGTCGTTACCGTTGTCTTTGAGAAAACGGACGGAACAGAACGCACCATGCGTTGCACCTTATCCGATTTGTATGTTCCACAGATAGAACCACAAGTTCTATCTGAATATGATGGTAATATTGCTAAGCCTGCTAGAGTTTTAAACGATAGTGTCCAGCCTGTATGGGATATTGATGCCGGTGGTTGGCGGTCTTTCCGTTTGGATTCTGTCAAACAAGTATTAAGTGAATAAGCCGTTGTTCGCGGCTGTTGTTCTATCAACGGCATTTTGGTTGGTCTTGAAGACCATAGCGTTTCTACTATATGGAGTAATTGTGCAATGAAGGAGAAATATCATGCCACATCCACACAAAAATCGACCTCGTAAAGGTCGTCGTAAAATTGGTTCAGGTAAACGTAAGGCTCGTCGTTTAAAGGGTAGAAGGAAGAAATCATAATGAGTGCTGATAATGGAATCTATGTTCTTTTAACCGAAAGTGAAAAAGGTCCAGAATACCGTGTTACATATGCTAGTGCAATTGATAATATCTATGGTGAATGGAACGATAAAATAGGAAAATATAACGGAAACATTCAGTCAATTAAGGAAACATTTGGCCAAGTTCCTGTTTTTCATGCATTGAATGAAGCACTTGACTTTGCTGAGGAATTAGAGCATAATATGGACCCTACCGAAGACGGAATTTGCGTGATTTCAGACTTTAGGTCTTTAGGGTATATTTTTACTTGAGGAAAAAATGGCAAAAATAATAGTATATGGATCTCCAAGAAAAATGAATAAGCAAAGTTTTAAAAAGGCTGCTTCATTTTTTTGTGACCATCTATTAAATCGATTGAGTAAAAATATTACCGTGAAAATAAAATTAAAGAAAAATTTCTACAAAGAAACAAAATGTTTTGGAAATGCAACATGGACGGATTCTGATGCGAAAAATCATAACCACCGTGAATTTGAAATAGAAATGGAAAGTGACATCGGGCCCGTATATCTGATAAGAACATTGGCACATGAAATTGTGCATGTGAAACAATATGCTAGAAAAGAATTAATAGATATATGTGTAGGTTCTTATCAGAAATGGAATAACAAAATGTATAACGAAAATATGGTAAGTTATAAAGATTTACCATGGGAACAAGAAGCGATACATTTAGAAAAAGAAATGTATAAATTATGGAAAGATAAGTGTGTCAAATAAGGAGAAGAAAGTGAAAACTCGCGGCAAATTTGCAGACGAGAAATATATGGGCCCAGAACCTGAGGTCCATGCTGGTTCTACACAATCTGAAATGGCATTGGCTTATAACTGGTTTAATTACTTTTATACCAGTGACGATGCCAAAGAGTTTACTATATCCTACCTAAAGAGTATTAAGTATGACAAACATGTTATCACAAAGCTGGGAGCAGTCAAGTCCGTCGACCTACACAATATTGGATGGAACTGCCGACTACTCTCCACAGGATCTAATCTACCACAAGGATTGTGGGATAAAATTGAAGGTCGCATCAAGTTTTTGGCCTCACAGGTCGTGGAAGAACCGGAGATTGCGGAGGATACACCGCAAAAGGTTGTGGTCTCCATACAAGACCGCATTAGCAGCCGTGCATCGGAGTTGATTGGAGAACTGGAAGGTGAGTTGGACGTTTTCTATAAAGAAGGAGTAATCCAGTTTGACGTTAAGAAGTGGTCCCTTGAGAAGGGAATTAAACCGCAAGTTGCGAAGAGGATTACAGAACACTTCCGTCCTCAATACGAAGAAATATGTGAGGCCCTTGAAGGTAAAGACGCCGACCTTGTTGAAGCGTATAAAGGATGGCGTAAGCCGGTTCTTAAAATCTTATCTCTTTTTCTAAAAAAGATAATCGACCACCTTGATGAGAGTGCTGCGGCACAAGTGTCCATTCGCAAACCACGTAAGAAGAAAGAAAAACCAGCACATGTGTTGGTTTCTAAGATGAAATATAAGGTCGAAGATAAAGACCTAAATATCACCAGTGTCCAACCTAAGGATATTATTCATGCCTCGCAACTATGGGTCTATAATTGTAAATACCGCAATCTCTCTGTTTATATTTCCTTGGGTAATAGCGGCCTTAGTGTCCGAGGGACTACGATCACAGGATATGATGCGGATTCTTCTATCACCAAAAAACTCCGAAAACCAGAACAAGTAATTCCTATCGTGCTAAACGAGGGTAAAGTTGGTCTGCGTAAAGTTATGGGTGCTATTAAAACCGCAGAAAACAAGGCTAACGGTCGTATAAATGAAGAAAGTATCCTGTTGAGGATTATAAAATGAAGAACATTTTACAAACCACGGAAATTGATGTAATCTGGACTTTCATCTACACGGGAATGTTCGTGGGTTTATTTACAATTGGCCTTTTGTTGTGGGCCACATATCAAGATTTAAAGAAAAAGGATAAGTAAATGACCGATAAAGTCATCGAGTTCCCAAAGCACAAAGTAGTTCGTGATGTACCAGGTGAGGTAATGGAAGAAAGGGCCCGCCGGGCCGACCAGAAAATGGCAGATGCTATTGTTGAAGAGATTACAGGCATCATATTAACCGAGTTAGATAACTATCATGTAGAGATTGAAGAGGAATCTTTTGCTAAAGATATGGTACTGGTTGTTGATGCCCTACGTGCTACCATATATCGTCAGTTTGGTTTCGAACACCACCTCCATCCCTTTATTGAAAAGAACATCAAGATTATTTCCAAAGAGGATGCTAAGGCAATGGAAGATATGAATGAAGAACAAATCCTTAATATGATAGAAGATATGATGAATTCAAAGGAACAGGTTGACAAGATAGAAGAAGAATGATAGGATGGTTCTTCAATAAAGGAATAGATTATGTCTTATATGTTGGTTGACCTAAACCAGGTGCTTATATCAAATCTAATGCAACACCTGAAACACATTACTAAGTCACATGAAATGAATGAGGACTTGATTAGGCATATGTCTATCAATACCATTCGAGCAAATGTAAAGCAATTCAAATCAAAGTATCCTAATGTTATCCTTTGCTGCGATAATAAAAAGTATTGGCGCAAAGAATTCTTCCCTTTCTATAAGTCCCAACGTAAGCATGACCGAGAGGCCAGTGGACTTGATTGGCACCTTATCTTTGATACTCTCAATAAAATCCGTGATGAGTTCAAAGAGAGTTTCCCTTATAAGGTCCTAGACGTTGACGGTGCCGAAGCGGATGATGTGATTGCTATCCTCACCGCGCGCCTGTCCGCGCATGGGTCCATCCTTATTCTATCGTCAGACAAAGATTTTGGACAACTCCAAAAGTATCCTAATGTGGTGCAGTATTCACCTATTCTAAAGCGGTTCATTAAGATTGATAACCCTACCACGTTCATCCGTGAGCATATTATCAAGGGTGACCGTGGTGATGGTATTCCTAACTTCCTGTCGGCCGACAACACCTTTGCTGTTGGTGAGCGCCAGAAGGTAATAAATACCAAGAAGCTACAAGAGTGGGTAAACCAAGATGCCGAAACTTTCTGCACTACGGACATTATGCTTCGCGGTTTTAAGCGCAATCAAACTTTGGTTGATTTTGACTATATACCTGATAACATTCAAAGAAAAATCGTGGACGCCTTCGAAGAAAATAAACCGGCGACCAAAGAAAAAATGTTGAACTACT